ATTAACCGCTATAAATCCGGGGTCTCGGGTGACAGTCTCTCGAAGCACAGTAGCTGGTAAAGATAAAAACTTAACTATAGTATTTTCATTTAAAATACCTGCAGTTGTTAAGCCATATAACATTTCTGGGTCTTCAACTCTAAAAAATCTTTTAACTCCGTTAACATAAATAGGTATAACATCTGAGCCTTGTGCTTCTTTAGAACTTATCTCTTCTGCTCTATTTGATTTGACATAGTTTCTAACTAACTTTCTATGAGCATCGTTCTTCATAGCAGCATTGACTATAGCCAATTGATTTTTAAATATGACTGACAAAGGCGAGGCTTCTAATGCTTCTTTGCTTCCTTTTAGTTTTTGATTTAAAGGATTACCACCAAGAGAACCAGCTCCTATGTTTGGACCTTGAATAGACTCATCTGCCATAACACGATAAAAAGGATAATAGTCTGCATTATCTTTCCATACTTCTGCAGTTGGTCTAAGTTCTATCTTGTCCGCAGTTTTTAAAACTTTATTTCTTTCTGTGGCTAGTTCTATAAGTGTTTCATTATCTGCAGTTTTTGCTCTGTCTATACCTAATTCTAATAATTCTTTTCTAATCTCAGTATAGTTAGGTTCTCTAGAAGCTAATCCCGAATCAACTAATAGATCAATTATGTAAGCATTTTGTTCTTGATAAAGATTAAAAGTATCTTTAACAATTGAATAGCGATTACCTAGTTCTAAGCCTTCTTCTATCTGTTCAGGAGTCATAGGTATTTCAATACCTTTTTCATCTAATTTAACTCCTCTAGTTGCAATAGCATAAACCTTAAAAGTATTTTCTAGATCAACACCTGTTTCTCTCATCTCATTAATTAAAGGTCCAAATATATTTATAAGTGAAAGGCGTTTGTCTTTTGTTACGCTTACTACTCCTTTATCTAAGGTAGGTACACCATGATTTAACATTGCACCAAAAACACCTTTAGATTTGTCTGATAATAATAAAGCTTGTAATGCACCAGTCCTTGCTCTAGCTTCATCTTGAGCAATTTCTGCTGAACTTCTAGCTCCTTTGCCTATATTTTTTTCTATAGCTGCATAACTAAAAACATAACTAGCTCTCATTCTTGTTAAGAATCTGCTAGCACTTTCAGTCCATTCAACATTTTCTGATATGCTTTCCCAAAAAGTTTTAGGTTCTTGAGTGGTAGCTTTCATATCCTCAAATAACTTTTCAGTATTGGTGGGTGTCCCTTAGAACAATCAAATATATCATCTACTTTTTGATTATCAAACAACTTATGTGCTTCCTCTGTAAATGTGTATGCTAATGATTGTATTCTTTTCTTCCAAGATGTATATGTCTTCTCTCCATTCTTAATTATGTTTGGCATATAAACAGTAGATGGATCTTCATCAGTAGCAAAATTAGCAATGAAGAAATCTTGTATCTCTTGATCATTATACTGTCTGGACATTCTTTCAAAGAACATTCTATCTCTTCTTTTATAGAATCCTTGTACAGTTAATTTAGATAATTTATTTCCATATCTTGAATAGTCATACTTCTCTCTTATGAAGTGTGACTTCATACCTATAAATGTTTTGTAGGTTTCAAAGGGGTTCACTTTCAGCATCATCCATCAATTCAAGTTCTTCAACCTGATCTACAGTAACTTCATGATCAGCAATACGATACCAATGTTGTGGTACTCCTAGAGCATCAGGTCTTTCACCTAAGTATTCAAACTCTTCACATTGGTTTTCACGCAACCATGCTTGAAGTCTGTAATGCATTAATTCAGATTTAGTTGGCATTATAAAGGAAGTTTAGCATGAGATGTTCTCTTAAGCAAATTCAATTCCATTGCTTCACCTTTTAATTTTTCTTTCAAAGGTTTTGTAATTAATTTAGGAACAGATTCCACATCAATATTATTCTGTTCACAAAAATGTACAATGGCATCAACATAACTCATACCATCTTTTTCATGAGCAAGAGTTTCAATTGCTTCAGTAAATTTTTTAGCACAATAGAATTTATTTTCTATTAATTTTTCTAAATTTTTGCCATCAGGCTTTGCCATATTCTTGTAATTTGAAAGTAACAAACTCTCTAATGTATTCAGAGAGTAATTTGATATATTTCTTTTTATTGTACTCTTCATAAACTACACATTCTCCATTTTCACAAGACATTAAGATTACAAATTTTTTCACTGGTATATTTGTTAACTCATACAACATACAAGCATATGCAGCACACTGAACAAAGTAATGATCAATCCACTTGCGTGGTTTTGGTTTCTTAGAAGATTTAAAGTCAATGATAGCCAGTTCACCATTGTACTCAGCAATACAATCAACAGTTCCTGCAATACCTAACTGCAAACTGTACATTGATTTTTCTAGAGCATGAATATTATCAATCAAATCTAATTGAGGTTTTGATTGTTTAAAAAGATATTCTGATAGAGGTTGTACCTCTGGTAATTCTTCATTCTTAAGATAATATTCAGTAAGAGTATGCATATCAGTACCACGACTTGTAGCAGCCTTGGTTACTTTATCTGCCTGTTCATTTCCAACTCTTGCTCTCCATTCACGAAAGATTTCTCTGTTAATCCAACTAGTGATAGATGTAATTGAAACTAGTTTTGCATTGCCAGGAACATCATAGTATCTGACACCATCAATAGTTTCTTTGTTTAAAGAAGGAAGATCTATATTTACATGATTAAACATTAAAGTTCTATTCCAAGTTCAAGTTTAGAAATGATATACTCTTTGACTAGACCACTTCTGCAGATATCATCTGCACCAAACTCTATTATACCAAAAGATGGCATATTTCGCAAGATGCGTAAGAAGTCCACAATACCATTCCTCTCATTCTGTTTTACTAAGTCTGTTTGAGTTGCATCTCCACAGAACATAATTTTAGAATCTTGTCCTATTCTTGTAATCATAGAATCTAATTCATGAAAGTTTAGATTCTGAAATTCATCTACAATTATTATTGCTCTATCAAAAGTAGTTCCTCTGATAAATGATGTGCTCCAAAAATCAATGGTATCTTGTGCTTTCAAGTTTCCATACAACATGTCAAATGATGCGTCATCTGGCATTTGAAACATGTACTTAACCATATGCTTATATGGTATCTGATAGAGATAAGATTTATCATCATGATCACCAGGTAAAAATCCTATTTCACGAGTAGCAACTAATGATCTAACAATGTAAATCTTTTCATATGGACTCTTAGGATCAAGAACATCCATCAGTGCATTATACAAAGTTATAAAAGTTTTACCTGTACCTGCACAACCGTAAGCAATCAAGTTCTTATCCTCTTTGTAAGAGTCAAAGAATACTTGTTGGTTATCTGTGAGAGGTTCAATCTTCTTGATTAAATCAAGATTGATTGGTTTTTTCCTTTTCATTTGTTTGAGACTCATTCCAAAAGGAACGGGATTTGTACCAATACCTGCAGAAGGTTTTTTTCTTGCCATACTTAGAAACTATAATCACGGTTTTTACGAACATTAGCACCAGGTTGTTTGGATGCTCTATCTAATACTTCATTCCACCCACTAGATGCTGCTTCTCCTGTCCACTTAAACTCACGTGATGCAGTAGCACAACCCTTTGACCAGTCTTTATCCCAGTCTGGGTTCTCCTTTTTCCAATCATCATATGCTTTCATAGTCATAGAGAGTTCTTTTTCCTCTCCAGTCACTCTATTTTTCACAGGATAAGTAGGCATAATTGTTCAACAATGTTAGTATTTAGCTCCACTCCAGAGCTTCAGCAATGGTAGGGAAGGTATCTATGAAAATAGATTTGCATGCATTAGCAATATCCATATGCTCTTTCTGAGTTCCATTTGCTGATCTTAGATTAATATAATGAATCCAAGAACGAGCAGAACCTGTCATATAGATTCTTGTTGGTGTGCATGGTAGGACCATTCTAGCACATTCTTTTGCAATTCCCTCTTCAATCATTTGATTATACAATGATTGTGAAGAACTGAAAAGCGTTATCATTTGTGCTTCTAATTTTTGCTTAACAAAAGGATCTACATCATCAATTGAATTCTGTCTGTTCTTTTTATCCTGTCTTCTTAAATCTGGAAGTTCAATCTTCCCAAGTTCATTACTCTGTGCATATCTTTGAGAGAACTCTTGAAAGGTAAATGATCTATGTCTTAATATCTGTGCTGCAATTGCACGTGTTGTTTCAATCTCAAGGGTCATTGAGGATTGCTCAAATACAGACCAATGATTATGTTTAATACAATACTTCAATAATCCAGCATAGTTAGGATTATCTTGATTATCTGGATTGGAAACTCTGGCAATATGTGCCATTGTTTTTTCAGCATCAGGTGTTACTGATATTAACTTCACTGATTTTTCTTTCATCTTGTTGTTTATTAATTTAGCATAAAGAACATCTTCCCTAGTATATAAATTAGGATTTTTCTTTGCTAACTTGATTAATCTCTTTGCTGTTTTTCTGATTCCCATTTGAAAAGTATGTTTTAAAGTAATCTACTACACCATTGGACGTTTTGTACTTATGAGTCCATTCTTCTGCACACTCATAAATGTCCCTAAGTGAGTATTTAGACTCAGTAGTTATTTCATACTTCTTCAACAAGATTGAAAGGCACTGTTGCCTTAACTTCAATTGTTCTTCTGAATATTTTTCTTTAGTCTGCGTAACCATCATCATCTCCCTCAAAAATTTCTTCATAATCAGTTAGTGGTGCTTGAGCAGATGCAACATAAGAACTTGTATCTGAATAAACCTCTGACTCAAGTTCATTGAGTATGTTTTTTAGGTCAAACAATAAAACCTTTAGCTTACCCTTGTCCATGGCTTTATTTTTATTTATCACTATAGCATAAAAAAAGGAGGGCAACAACCCCTCCTTAAAATTTAGAACTTGTATCCATACAAGAACCTAGCTTCAGCGTATATGATAGTGAGAAAAATAGCAGATGCTGCTATTATTTCTGCTGTTACTAACATTACTTAGCTGTGTGAGCGATACCACGATATGTGAGTTCGACCTCTTTCTTTTGCTGAGCTGTTTTGTTGTTGGTGTCATACTTAACACCTCTATAAGTAACTTGTGCCATTTGGTTTCTCCTAAAGTAATGGGCGGTTTTAATGCCGTTCCTTCAGTCAACTTGTGCGTCCTCAAAACATACTGGATCAGTATGCGCAATAATTACTTTAGTCATCTCTAACCTGTTAGGGTCAAAGGGTTTAACTAAAGATAGCAATTCATTGGCTTCTACACAATTAAGTGGTGCACCAAGTAATGCTAATTTCATTAAAATGCTATACATGAGGATGAACGAACCCGTTCCGAGCTGGCTTACTTGCGTCCAATAATAAAGGTTTCACATTGTTCATCTGGTACTTTTGCTCTGAAGTAATCTATAAGATACTCCTTTGCATCAGAGTTAAGATTCTGATCACTCATTATCTCAATCCTGTTCTGGTTCCATTCTGAACATGACATTTCCCAATGGGAAGGATGATGTTCAGTGAGGAGTAGTGCCAGTAATGCTAAACCTTGCATTGGATGAACGATGTGTTTATACTAACACATTTACACTATATATGCAAGTTCTTTTGTAACTTGTGATACAATTTTATTTTATTTTAAGGGTTTACCATACTTATCAACCAATCCAAGTTTTCTCACTTGACCTAGATTGGATTTAGATGCTTTTTTTATCTTTTTATACTGTTTAATTAACTTATCTACCTCATCTTGGTCTATGTCAGCAGTTAATTGACCATCAAACCCACGTCCTTTTCGTTCAATATAATCATTTATTCCATTTTGGATTTCACCTTCAATGATATCATTTATTTGTTTTCTGATATCATCCTTCATCCTCTATTACCCCATACAATATCTGGATATGCTGCATCTACAACACCCTTTGTAATTTTAGGATACTGTCTCTCTAATCCACCATCTTTAACTAGAGTTAATATATCTGCTTCTTGTGGATGCAATCCCTCTAGCATTTGAATGAACATAGTCTCTCTACGAATTGCAGATAAACTATCATTACCACCTTTCACAAAATGATATAGGTTAGTATATTCCTTTCTAAGTGATGTATGATCTGTTCCTACAGGAACCTCATTTCTTTCATAAGGAACTACTCCCTCTGGAAGCAATGATACTGCAGCTTCATCAAAGTTCCAAATCAATACAGAAACTAATCCAGGATACCTATACTCTTGTAATACTTCAACTCTTTTAGCAATTGTTTTCTGCTTATTAGCCAATTCAAGAACCTCAAACACAAAAGGATTAGGAGGTAATTTAGTGCTTGCTGTAATAGTAGTCTTCTTCTTTGGAACTTTTGGAGTTACCTTTGTTGGTGCACCTGAGTCTAAAGATGCTGTTGTTGTAGCCATATTAATTCTAATGTTATATTCAGTTTAGTTTATTTAGAGGTAAAAGTCAACTCTCTTCTTGACTATCCTCAGGAGTGTTTTCAAATCTAAAAGCAACTATCTCATCTGCTATGAGATTACCATTTTCATCATACATTTCTGGATGTGATGGATACTGAGAAAATTGTGTTTTTTCTATAGTATATGTCCTTGCTGTCCACCCAATAACTCCACCCACAAGAAGGGATAAAAGTGATACTACAGTTGATATAGTTAAAGTTACTATCAGTGTTTCCATGAAATTTTCCTCTAGGTAGATTTGTTTTTCTTTAAATCCAAATGAAACTCAAAGTAAAAATGAATCTCCCTATTTAAGAAAGCTATCATGTTTCCCCATTTCACTTGGAAAGTCTTGGGTTCTGGTAGTTTCCTCCTCTTATTTCTAAGCAGTAATTCAACTCCTCTATTCATTTTAGGAGTTTCATCACCTTTGGTTTTATTTAGAGGATTTTTTTTTCCTTCCTGGTCTTTTGTCATAACTGTACCTTAATGCATCATCTAAAATTTTAGTTAAATAAGTTCTAATCTTTCTTGCTTGTGGTTTAGGTATATGACCATAAGCTTCCTTTAAAACTAAATCTCCACCTCTAATATATCCACTCAACTCTTCTATGGCTTGATGAAGTTCTACTGCAGTTGAACTGTTTAGAAATTCATCAACCTCCCTCTTCACTGCTTTCTTGCCCTCTAGAAGAGCATAAAAGTTCAAGAGATACTTTCCTTCAAAAGCGTACTCCATTGCCCTCTCTACAAGGTCATAGATATCATCTGCTGCCAAGGAGCTGATTCTCCTTGAGGTACTTGACCGTCTCTGTACAACCACCTAATTTTTCTCCATCTAGTACAACTTGAGGAAAAGTTGAACCTTTTCCAAATTCTTCATAAAAACCTCTTCTGTCAAAGTCTTTGTTAAGTTTATATTCAACATAGTTGAATTGTGCCAAGTCTAGCACTCTAAGTACTTGACTGCAATAAGGACATCCATCCTTGGAATAAACTGTAAAGTTCATGCTTGTTTTGATTTGTTACGAATAATGATTCTATCATTTTCATAATCAGCTACAAATTCTAATGCATCTGTAGTATCCCACATCAACTCTTCATACAATGAGTTTAATGTCTGCATGTCTTGATACAAGTCAGTTGGCTTGTCCATAGTTTTATTTTTATATAGGAATAAAAAAAAGAGACCCCCTAAGGGATCTCTTTAACATAACACAAAGTAAAATTAATTACAACGCATTTCCTCTAGGTAAGACTTCCTCTGGGAACACAAAGTTCTCATGAGGTTGGTCTACTGAAGACATCCATGCTCTCATACCTTCATTTAAAAGAATGTTCTTTGTATAGAAAGTTTCAAACTCTGGGTCTTCTGCTGCTCTTATCTCTTGAGATACAAAATCATATGCTCTGAGGTTAAGTGCAAGACCTACAATACCTATTGATGATGTCCACATACCCATTACAGGTACAAACAACATTAGGAAATGTAAAAATCTTTTGTTAGAGAAAGCAATACCAAATATCTGTGACCAGAATCTGTTTGCTGTAATCATACTGTATGTTTCCTCCTCCTGTGTGGGGTCAAATGCTCTAAAGGTTGTAGAGTACTTGTTTCCCTCTGAGTAGGTGCTTGTGTCCTCATACAAGGTGTTCTGAACAGTTGCTCCATGAATAGCACAGAGTAATGCTCCACCTAGTATACCTGCTACACCCATCATGTGAAATGGATTCAGAGTTATATTATGGAAACCTTGAATGAAAAGAATATAACGAAAGATGGCTGCGACACCAAATGATGGTGCGAAGAACCAACTATGCTGACCTAATGGATAGATCAAAAATATACTTGTGAATACTGCTATTACAGCGGAGAATGCGAGTGCGTTGTAAGGTCTGATTCCTACAAGTCCTGCAATCTCAAACTGACGTAACATAAATCCGATAAGACCGAATACACCGTGAAGTGCAACGAAGTTCCAAAGTCCTCCGAGTTGTAACCAACGAACGAATGAACCCTGTGCTTCAGGCCCCCATAAGAACATAAGACTATGACCCATTGCATCGCCTGGTGTAGACACTGCTGCGGTCAGGAAGTTTGCTCCCTCAAGATATGAGGATGCGATACCGTGTGTATACCATGTTGTTACGAATGTAGTTCCAAGGAACCAACCTCCGATAGAAAGATAAGCACAAGGTAAAAGTAAAAGACCAGACCAACCTATGAATACAAATCGGTCTCTCTTTAACCAGTCATCAAGAACATCAAACCAACCCCTTGTAGGTGCTTGTAAGGTAGATGCTACCATTTTTTCTCCTATGAAAAAGGGGTCACGAAGACCCCTTGATTTATTATTGGTTAATCTATTAACCGATTGTAGGTGCTGTTAATGCAACCTGTGTAGACTCAGCAGATGCTAGGTCTAGTGGGAAGTTGTGTGCATTTCTTTCATGCATAACTTCCATTCCTAAGTTTGCTCTGTTAAGAACATCGCCCCATGTTGGAACGATTTTTCCGTTAGCATCAACAACAGACTGGTTGAAGTTAAATCCATTTAGGTTAAATGCCATTGTGCAAATACCCATAGATGTTAACCATACGCAGACTACTGGGAATACTGCTAAGAAGAAGTGAAGACTTCTTGAGTTGTTGAAACTTGCATACTGGAAGATTAATCTACCGAAGTATCCGTGTGCTGCAACAATGTTGTATGTCTCTTCTTCTTGTCCAAATCTGTAACCATAGTTCTGAGACTCTTGCTCAGTTGTTTCTCTGATTAGAGATGAAGTTACAAGTGAACCGTGCATTGCGGAGAATAATGCTCCACCGAACATACCTGCTACACCAGCCATATGGAATGGGTGCATAAGAATGTTGTGCTCTGCTTGGAATACGAACATAAAGTTGAATGTTCCTGAGATACCTAGAGGCATTCCGTCTGAGAAAGATCCCTGACCGAAAGGATACACTAGAAATACAGCAAATGCTGCTGATACTGGTGCTGAATAAGCGACACAGATCCAAGGACGCATACCTAATCTGTATGATAGTTCCCACTGTCTACCCATATAGGCAGAGATTCCGATTAGGAAGTGGAAGATTACTAACTGATAAGGGCCACCGTTGTATAACCACTCGTCTACTGTTGCTGCTTCCCAGATTGGGTAGAAGTGTAGACCAATAGCGTTTGAAGAAGGAACAACCGCACCAGAGATGATGTTGTTACCATACATTAGAGCACCTGCTACAGGTTCTCTGATTCCGTCGATATCGACAGGAGGTGCTGCAATGAATGCAACGATAAAACATGCTGCTGCTGTGAGTAAGCATGGAATCATGAGTACACCGAACCAACCAACATATAATCTGTTGTCTGTTGATGTTACCCACTCGCAGAATTCTGGCCAGCCTTTTAGCAAACCGCCACTGCGTTGTCTTGAAAGAGTTGTCATTAGTTGTCATTAGTAAGACGTTAAGTAGGGCTTCAAGGGTAGAAGCGAAACTTATTTCCAGTAATCCCTCACTACTGGATAAAAGACGAAGTATTATACTGCCTATAGGTCTTGGTTTGAGAGCAGTTGTAGCAAGGATGACGATTCTTTCGGGTCCTTTCTAATGGATGCTATGTTAGCATCTCAGAGTATTTATATTACAGAAACTTTACACAAAAGTCAATAAGTATATATACTCACTTTACATTTCGTGTCTTCTAACTGAACCTTTTATCTCGTGTTCTTTTAAAAATGCTTTAGCACCTCTTTGGGTGTCAAAATATTTGGCAAACCTAGGGTCAAGATCCCATGAGGTAGGAGAGATAAGATACTGTGTCCTACCCTCAACCTTTCTAGTTACTTTCCAAATCACATTGTTTGATGTATCTGATGACATAATAATTCAAATTGCTCTAGTTATTTATGTCTTTCCCATGAAGTGTTTTTTAATAACTTCAACTTGATCTTCGTACTTAGCAATCATATTAAGTTCTTGTTCTATTGCTTCAAGAACATTTGAATGCTCTCCTATACCTGCAGGATGCTCTAAGTATATCTCGACATTTGCTTTGTGTTTAGCAATGTCACCTTGTGCATGTGCTAGTAATGCTCTAAGTAATTGTTCTCTCATGTGTAGCATTTTTTAATTCAAATAGTTATTTTTATTTAGTGACTGGTTTATGGTCTTTCATGCCATCATGATTTCCATCATTAGGTAATTT